TCAACGGGCCTCGAATGCCCCCAGGTCCGGTGCAAGCCCGTTGAAGGGCTCACCGGTATCGGCGCCGGCGTCGATCAACGCGCTGCCCGGTGCCAGGGTGGCGAAGGTGATGATGGGTAGGTCGCCGTTGGCCTGGCGCGGACGCATGAGCTGGCTCTCGTCCAGGCTGACGAAATCGCCCGCACTGACCACAAGGGGAAGATTGAACGAATTGCGGCCGATATCGTTCTCGCTCGCAGACCCCAGGTTGATCATTTCAATGCGCGTTCCGAATCCCAGGTTATTGGCCAGATGGTGGTCGTATCCCGGCACGTCAGTGAGGTTGTCGCTCAGGGTGGACTGCATGTCGTAGTTGGCGCGGCCGTTCTTGATCGATGTGTTGCTGATCCACTCCTGCCCACCTATGTGGTGATTGGCGTAGAGGCCGTTGGATCGATTGCCCACTGCCAGATTGAACTGCACGATATGGCGCGGCACCGGCTTGGGATAATCGCTTCCGTTGCGGCCGTAGCCGCCTGCCTTGAAGCCTGCGCCATTGCCCAGTGGGGTGAATGCGCTGTCGTACCCGTTGTAGAACGACCAGTTGTGTTGCAGGGTGACTGCGGCAGCGGCATTGATCAGGTCGAAGCCATCGTCGCTGTTGAACCATGCGCGGCTGCCTTCGATGAGGTTTCCGGTGCTTCCCGCAAGCGTCGGGTGCACACCGAAACCGTCGATATTTCCATCGGAGAAGGCATTGAGTCCACGGTTGTTATAGGCATCGACGTTGTGTACCAGGTTGTCGCTGCCCGAAACCAGGTACCAGCCGATCGCCTGGCCGTCGTGGATCGCCAGATTCTCGAACAGGTTGCCGTTGCCGCGGTCAACGCGGAATGCTTCGGACTGGGTCAGGCGGTCTGCAATGGTGATCCGCACACCCACCACCTCGAATCCGCGAAAGACGCAGTTGTCGCTGGCCACCCAGAATGCGGCCACGCGCAGGCCGGTGGGCGTCACCGCAGAGAAGTCGAACACCGGCCGCTCGTTGGCGACGTTGACATAGGCGATGCCGGGCTTGGTGATCTCATTGACCACGGCGTAGGGCTGCCGCACCACGCTGATGTCGGCACTGGTCAGGCGATAGGTGCCGCCGCGCAGGTAGACGGTATCGCCAGTGGACGCGGCGGCCTGCGCGGCCATCACGCTGGCAAAGGGGGCGGCGAGAGTGCCGGGATTGCCGTCGTTGCCGGTGGGTGAGACGTACCAGTCAGCGGCCACGGCGGTGCAGGGTGGCACGCAGGCGGCAACGGCGATCACCACGATGGTGCAGAGAGAGAGATTCATCGGATGTCCCTGGTGTAGTGCATAAAATCGGCTGCGTGCCGCCCTTGACCCGGCGTGGTGCAAGCCGCGAGGCGCGCAGCCTGCGGGAACCGGTTCGCGCTCGCCAGTGGTTGTGCTCGGTTCTGCTACGGCGGTTGACGTTTCGATGTGCCGCAACGCAGAAGTGTGCAAACGGGACATAGGTATCTGACGTACCTTCGTCACCCTGTCGGGCATCGGTGCCGCCGGCGAGGCAGCCGATGCCAGTTATCGCGATATGCGCTTAGGCCGCTATCTGCGCCAGTTCGTGATCACCAGCGAGGCGCAGGCTCTCATTATTCATGTGCCGATCTCCATTCGGCGGGCCATCGTCGCCAGAGTCGCGTGATAACAGCAGCAAGCAGTCCCAGTAGAATATTGACATAATATACATTATGCGAAATGCGAAATCGTACTGTTGACGCTGCTTTGCACTGTCGCGGCCTATTACTGCCGGTCCCTCCACAGGAAGCGGACTGGACAATGACGTTTGACACCTACGAGCGCGTAGACCTGACCGGCCCTTGGGCCGGTTTTGGTTTTCAGGGACATCGATTCTTCACACCAGAAAATTACGACATCGATCCGTGCGGCATGCGGTACTGGGCGCTGACCTGTGCCATCGCACGGGAGTGGTCGCTGATGATGTCTGAAGAACGCAATGCGCGCTCGGCGAACCCGCGAACGCCTACTGCCACCAGGTCTCCGGGGTCGCGTTTGTCTCAAGGCGCAGAAGTGATCTACCTGCGGGACGTACTCCGGCGCAGGCGTGAAAAGCGGTCATCAGTGGTGGATGGCGCGGGGTCCGCCGATAGAGCGCGGGTGGTCCGGCACACGCGTAGGCCACGAGGTCCACGGCGCGGGTGAAGCGTTGTCCGTAGGGGCGATGCCCCTACACCCCTACAATGCCGGCTCATCTTCATGGGGGCCGTATGAGCTACAGACCGCAGAACAACCACGACGGGCTATGGTGGGAAATCGCCCTGGGCATCTTTGTGGGCCAGCTGATGACCGCAGCGTTTGCCGGCGTGGTGGCGCTGTGCCTGGGCTACTTCACCCTGCGCAGCATCAGCGCAGCGCTACCGACAGTCGCGCCACAACCGCTATACACACCCCGTTCCCAGCGCGCAGAGCCGCCAACGCTGCAACTGCGACCACTGGAATCGGACGAGCGATGCATTCAGCACAAACGATTCCGCAGACTGTCGAACGGCTGGCAGGAGTTGCCAAACGATCCATGCTAGAAATTAGACTTTCGTGACGCGTCACGTATACGTCAATCAAGAATACTTTTCGTGACGCATCACGATTTCATTTCATGAGCGCGCATGCGCAGATCAGCAAGCAATGCAAGCGCAGTGTTGGCCTCGCCCTTCGCGAAAGCATAGCGCAGCGAGTCGATAGCAGCCGCAATAGACGCCTCCTTCTCAGGCTGGCCGATATAGGCCATTGCGTCCTGCTTGCGCTTGCGCCGGTAGTCCCTCGCACGCTCGGCGGCGCTCATGGCCTCGCCGTACTTGGGTGGCCTGCCCTGCTTGCGCGGCAGTTGCATTTCGACGGTGCCAGGGTCTTTTTCGTCACGCATCACGTTACTCCTTTCGATGCGTTTATATTATCGTGATGCGTCACTAAAGTCTAATGACGATTAGTTATGTGATGCGTCACGAAACTGAGCCTGCGCGGTGGTATCTGGATTGGAGAGAATGGCTTTCTGCGACACCGATGCGGCGATGGCGGAAAGGATCATGGTCTACGCTGTTACTTGCAAGCGTCTTGGACTGCGTTATCCCAATAGCTGGAAAGCGCGAAGGAGCGATGCACGCCGGCAGCTTCATAGGCTGCACGACGCCCCTCTTTGGCAACCTCACAAGCATAGCGATCCTTGGAAGAACTGGCAGACACATAGGTGCCAGAACCGGAACGGACAGGAGAAGCATTCCGGGCGCGAAGCTGCGCAGCGGTACGGGCAAGCCTTTGCCTCAACGCCGGATTATCCGGGTCCGGATGCGCATCCCATTGCTTTGCGGTAACGCCTGGGCACGGCGCCGACTGGTAAACGACTTGCTTACCGCTCACGCACTTGAAAACCTGCTGGGCGCTGGCCGGCGCGGAAGCCATAAAGAGCACAACAAGAACCGCACGAATATCCATAACCCCTCCCCTTGAGAGCGGGATTCTACCTACATCTGTAGGGTGGTTGGCGGCGTCGTGGTGTTCGTGGTGTAGGCCTTGTTGTCCGGGAACGTGCCCTGCGTGCGCGGCCCGTACTCAATGACACTGCCTCGCACCCGGTTGCGGTCAGCGCCGCTGCCGTCACTCCCTGCGGTCGCAACGCCAGCAGCGCCGCCGCTTCCATCCGGGGTCATGTTGTAGAGCCGTGCGTCCTTCTCGCGAATGGGCGCAGTCCAGGGCCACGCCGTGGCCACCATGATGTGCTTGCCGGCTGACAAACGAACGCCATACGTGACGACGCTGACGCTATAGCCCAGGGCGCGCAGCTGCGTCAGATCCAATTGCTCAATAACGTTATTGCTCTCATCGATCCATTGGACCCACGCCAGGTCGTGATCCCCTACCCGCGCACGCGCTGACAGCCGGATACGGCCCTTGTTGGCAAGCTCAGCGACATAGCGCTGTTCCTGCGTGAGATCGGCGAGCAGATCGGGCGGCGGCGGTTGAATGGGCACGCTTGGCGCGCCATTTGCCAAGGCCGCACCAACGTGCGTGGGCTTGTTCGTCTGGCTGGCCGAGGCCACCGGCTTGTTGGGGTCGGAGCGATCTTTGGTGAAGTAGTGCACGAAGAAGTAGATGCCCACACCACCGACGATGATGAAGATGACAGCACGCACCGCCATCGCTGCCCAGACGTTTTTGCCGCCCTCTTCGTAGACTTCGGTGTTTTCGGCACCAGGCGCATAGCCGTCATACAGCGGAAAAATCGCCGGGTCGTATTTGAGCGTCTGCCCGCCCACCTTTTCGAACTTGCCCGGCGAAGTGGTGTGGAAATACGTCACGCGATACCGGCCCTTCATGCCGATAGCGGTGAGCTTCTGGAACGTGTTTTTCTTCTCGATGCGCGCCTTCACCGCCGAGTGCAGGCGATTGATCCACTGCGTCATGATGACCGCATCGCCGCCGTTCTGGCCGAGCAGCGCCCAAAAATTCTCCACCGCCGGAGCGAGCGGTTTGCGCTCGTTGACGTAGAACTCGTGCACCTCATCAATCACGACCAACGCATCTTTGAAATCGTCTGGAATGCACCACTTGCCCGACTCATCCTGCGTGCACGCGAACAGCTTCAACACGTCCTTGGTATCGACCAACACGAGCAGGCTTTGCACATCGCTTTCGGCAATGCCCAGGTGCTTGGCAATGCGATCAAACCGCAAGCCGTTGAGACGTGCGAACACGCGCCGGCCCTTCTTGAGCGCCGGGAGAATGTGATTCTTTACCGCGTCGTAGCTCTTGCCAGCACGCGGCACACCTTCGTTGAAAACTAGCATGTCACCAAATCCCGACCGTCAGCACGCGTCGCAACAGATAGAACACCATGGCCGCGCCGATCATCACCAGCGCAGGCCCGATCTTGAACACATCGGCGAACCATAAGATTGTGCTGCCGGCGTTACCGAGCATGCCGCCAATGCTCTGGCCCTTCATGAAGTCGGGCATCGGCAGCAACGTCAACACGTAGAGAATGGCCGCCAGCGACTTTTCCAGGAACATCACGAACAGATCGCCCGCAAAATCGACAATCGCCTGCCATACCAGTTTGACGGCACGCCAAAGCCATGCGGTCAAATCGTTGAACCAACCTGCTTGCATATCGTCTCCCCAAGTCAAAGCATCAACGCCGAAATTCAGAAATGAAGTCGGAATACCCATACCAAACCGCTTTTAAGGCACGTAATAGACGCGACGTGAAATCATTGAACCAACCTGCTTGCATATTGTTGTCCTCAGGTCACAGCGATGCGCAACGCGGCGTATGCGGCAATGGCGAGGATCACCCAACCAGCTGCACGAAGAAACGCAAGGAAATCGCCGCCACAATGAAAGTTGATCGTCATGGCGTCCCAAAACTTAGACCCCGCCAGTGAAAACACCGGACACGAACCGCCAGACGGAACTTTCATGAAATTCGTGATGCCGGCAACCATAGGTGTAGCCCGCACCTGCGTATTGAATTTGCTCAGCACAGACTCAGCAGTCTTGTCGCTTTTCTTGTAAAGCTCGGACATGGGAGCGCCTTCGCCGCCTTCACCATCACCGGGCGTCTTACCATCACCATCACCAGGGGTATGACCGTCACCATCACCATCACCATCACCATGGCCATCACCATGGCCATCACCACCACCGTCTCCACCACCATTGCTACCGCCGTCTCCACCACCATGGCTACCGCCGTCTCCACCGCCATCGCCGCCACCATCACTACCGCCGTCACCGCCACCATCAGAACCGCCACCATCATCACCGGGCTTCGAAGGTGGCGCATCACCAACAGAACACGTGGCACCGCTGGGATACATACCATTGCCCTTTTCACCACCAATGGTGAAATTGTAGAAACATCCATCGTCACAACTGGCACCACTACCATCGGAAGAACTTGCACCGATCAACGGGGGGCGAGCAGAACACTGCGTTTTCCAATAAGTTGTCCCGCCGTTAACGACACTCCCATCAGAACAGTTAAATCGGCCGCGATATGAGAGGGGGTTATCGCTATCTACTGCAGACCCGGTATATGTCGCCCCAAACAAACGACACACCCGAGGACCTTCACGCTCTGCAATAACATGCGCAGCTTGGAATGCCTCACCCTGATCGCAAGCGTCAGCAGTGCTAAGACATTCTTTCGCAGCAAGTGGCTCGGCAAATAAAAGTGCCGCAAGCGTCGCGAAAATGATGAGTAAATGACGATGCATTAAGCGTCCAACCCCTTGACGCCTGCCCAACCACACAGCGCGCCCATGAATCCACAGAATAAGAGAACGATCATCGCCCTACCCCTGAAAGAGAGAGGGCGACACCGAAGCGCCGCCCTGCCCTCACCACCATTAGCCGAAGAAGCTTGCAACCTTCTTGGCACCCCACTTGGTAAAGCCAACCAACGCGATCAGCGCGGCAGCACCAACAACAGCAGTCACGGCATCACCCGCACTCAGACCCGACAAAATCTTATCCATGTTTCTCTCCTAATTAATTGATGACTGAATTACCGGTCATTGAACATGCCTGCGACGCTGCCGGCGAGGCGTCCCAGGACGAACCACACGATCACCACACCGCAGCAGCCGGTGGACCACGCCAGGGCGTCCTCCTTGCTGGGCATTGCGAACGCTTCTTGCACCAGCGCGTACACGCTGTATTCGCTACCAGTGACCAACACGTAACCGCTGCACTCGCCAACCGATTGGCCGGTGGGCACCAACGTGCCATCCGCTCGCAGGGCTACGCACACGGCCATGGGTTAGGCCGCCACGCGTGCAGGCGCTTTGACCGCGCGCAAGACCTGGAACTTGCTGTAATTGATCGCGCCCTTATTGACAGTCACCATGGCTTCGATATCGAGCTCATAATCACCAGGCTGATAGGCAGGCTGACCCTTCTCCAAACGCACATCCAGGGGATATGCGAACCCGCAAGCTTCTAACTTGGCTTTCTGCTTCCGTGTGGTGTATTCCCGATCCTTACCCTCGTCATCCTTGAACGTGCCCGCACGCTCATCGACTTCGGCGCTCAATACAGTGACTTTGATTCCGCTCATGGTGTTACCCCTTCTAAGGTTTGATTGATGCCCGCGATTTCGGGCCATTGATTGGCTACGTCTGCTGTTGCCCACGCCGGTAGCCGATGCGACGTGCAGGTACTGATGACGGCATGCAACGCGTCAGGCGTTGGGCAATGCCGCACGATGAAATTTAGGGTTGCGCCGTATTGGCGCTTGAGGTGCCGGCGCGCACTTTTCCAAGTGGCATCGACAGCCGCTTTGGTGATGTCCATGCGGAGCGCCACGCAGTTGAGGAAGTGCAGCACCGGGTACGCGCCGAGCAGATAACCAGCGGGATCACGGAGGATGTCTAGCGACAGGTCCTTACGATTGGACGCCTTGAACTGCGCCTCATAGCGCACCCACGGCGATTCCTTGTCGCCCTGTTCCCTGCCCTTCTCATACACACGCAACTGCTTTTCAGACTTCTTCGTACCAACGTACAGGGTCTTGCCGTCACCACTGTCGTAGTCGTCAATCAGCTGCGCCTTGGGGCGCTGCCCACGGTTGTCGAACTCGCCATCCGAATACCACGTCTGCGCGAGTTTCAGCGGGTATTTGCCAAGCAGATCGTCGGCAGCGGTATCAACACGGGTCAATCGTCCAGCGCAGCTTTCGAGCTTCGCTCGAAGCTCCAGCCACCGCTTCGCATGGCCGCAGCGCGCTGCGCTCACCATCGCACACCCGGCCCCGGTCAACTCGATGCGAGCCGTGTAGGTGCCATCCTTGCGCCGACACTCTTCGCCGCCGAACTCGATGATACCCACGTGCTTGCCTTCGCGGTCCAGCACACGCACGCGCCAAGTGTAGAACTTGCCAGGGCCTGCATGATTGTCCAACTCCATGCCGAGGCCGGCGAAGAAGAACGTGAAAAGGTTGATGGCGATGACAAGCGCGTTATCAGCGCATGCATCGGACCACTGGCGCACCTCTTCGGCGTCGTCGCGGTCGAGGTATCCGACCTGGCGCAGAACAGCGAACAAATCTACAGAGGCAGAAAACCAATCGATGATCACCGTGAGGGTGCCATCACTGTTCCTGAATTCACTGACTCCCCTGTTAGACGAGGGGAGTCCCGACACCGCGACCTCGTCAGCCATTACGCAGCCCTCCGGACAGCGGCAACCGAAGCACAACGCGCCAGCTCAACCAACCAGGCTGCCAGCGCAGCCGGCGTGTGTTCGCGCTCTGCCTTGGACACCTCAGGACGCCAATCAAAATCGCCCTTGCGCCTGCGCGTGCCATCAGCACGCGTGCGGCATTGCGCAATCACATGCGTGGCCAGGCCGAGACGGTATGGGATGGCAGGAACATCGCAAGGTGCAACACCGACGACATACAACCAGGTGGCTTTGTCAGCGCGATGGCCCCACGCGCTTTGCAGGATGGGCAAAGTCCATCCGCCAAATTGATCGAACGAACCAGGCTGCGGAAGACCAGCACAGGGCCACAACGTGGAAGACGCGGGATGCTCCAACACGCCACCAAAGCGGCGCACCTGGTCAACAGCAAAAATGGCAAGCTCACGTTCACCAGGTGCAGGAGTAACGAACGCGCGCAAACGGCCCCACGAACGGCACGGAGGATGGGCGACCACAGGCATGCCGCCTGCGAAGGTCAATGCGTCGCGGTCGAAATCAAACGCATCGACACCGGGCATGGTCTTGTAAACCGAATCACGACGAACGAAGAGAGCAGCGACCTTATGCATGCGCGTAGAACTCCACAGCAGCGGTCTCACAAGCGCGAGCAGCACTGCGCGAGGCGTGCACGCTCTGCTCTACCAGGCGGCCAGCACGGCGCACCGTGAGGCGGAAGCGCCGAGTACGGCGACCAGCGATCACGGTGTGATAGGTGTCGATATGCGAGACAACGACGGCGCTCATGCCACCACGTCCATTTCGCTTTCAGCGCTACAAATCGTGACGCGTCGCGAAACAGTGGGCGCGACCAGGGAAACGTAGCTTTCGATGATGAAGACCTGTTCGCGGTGTGCGCGCAGCGCAGCTTCGGCCCGACGATCCAGAATCCAGGCGACCAATCGGGCAAGGCCGATGATCGCGGTCAGCGCGGAAGCGCCGAGCAATGCCAGTGTGTTGGTGTCCATGAAGCCCCTATCCCCTGCCGCTTGACGCGGACCCCGGAGGGGAACCGGGGGTGCGCGAGTCAAACGCAATTTGACTGCGGACTTTGTATAGTGGGACTTAACTATCAGTCAAGCAAAATTTGACATGAACACCCAAAATAAATTGATTGACATGGCTGTCAAAGTGTGTAATCCGCCGAATGCAACAGGGCTAGCGAAAAAGCTGGGTGTGACGAAAGCAGCCGTGAGCATGTGGAGACACGGCGGGAAGATCAAAGACGATCACCTGATGGCCCTGATAAACGTGGCTCAGGCCGACCCAGCGCTGGCGGTACTAGTCCGCACCGAGGGCGCAGAAACGGCGGATGCGAAAAGGGCGTGGAGCGTGGTGTGGGACAGACTGTCCCCGGTCACTACGGTGATCGGGGCACTCGCGGTGGTGGCAATCGGCATGCACGCAGGGGCGCATGAGGGGCTGCTAACAGCCCTCTCCCAGGCCGCCATAACGCCACCGTCTATACATTATGCGAAATCGGATTAGGACCGCGTTGAGGGTGCGCGGCCGATCTGCATCGGCGCGTGGTGACCAATCATTTGGAACTGACCGGTGCGTGGGCTGGATGGCGATTAGCTGGCAGAGACCTTAGTTGCGCCCAGCGGAGAAAGGATCCCAGAACAAAGGCTGCGCGGATTGCTCTGGTATGCCAATGCTAGCGATATCCGGGATTCGGTTCACAGGCGCAACGCCAAACGCAAGGCAGTTCAGCAGTCAATGATCAAAGTGGTTGTGGTGGATCTAGCCGATTGGCGGGAACGCCACTTGGGTCGCGCTGGCTGAGACGAGCGTCACCGTCGGGGGCTGATGCCCCCTACCCCCCCAGAGATACAATGCGTCGGGTCACCAGGGGGAAGCATGGAACGCCAAGAGCCAAAATTTGGAAAAAATACAGGAATTGAAGATGTCGAATTTCGCCCTCGATCCTACCTTGGGCCAACGCGGCAACCCGCTGATTCTTCAGATTTTTGGGTAAGAGCGGGAGTCTGTTTTGTTGTGTTGATCATAGCTGCCGTGGGACTAATCGAATGGAATGCCCGTCGCCAAGCTGCAGCGATGACTGCTGAACTGCTGCGACCAATGACGCCACGTGGAGAGGCCCAATTCAAAGCCGGGCAGGAAAAAGCGGAACGCGAGCTCGCAGCTAATACAGCGAAAGAAGTGGCGCAACTTCGTCGGCGCATCTTAGGGCGATCCGCAGCAGGTGGAAGTGAGGCCGCTGTCAGATGGTGAGCGATGCATACAGGGGCGAAGGTTTAAACGGATAGCTAACGGATGGCAACAAGTGCTTGAGCCATGCCAAAGCTGACGAAGAGGCGGCATCGTGGTGATCCGCCGCTATCCCTCGCAGGCCGGCGGCTGCTTCATCGCCGGCACGCCGGTATGGACCGCTGCGGCTTGGTGCCGATCGAGCAGATGAAGATCGGCGACAGCGTGCTGTCGCAGCCGGAGGGAACCGGCGAGCGGGCATACCGCAAGGTGGTGCGGACGTTCTCCTACGAGGGCAAGTCGGTGATGTCGGTGCGCTACGGCGTCGTCGGCGACGACACCATCTCCTACGACCAGTACGCGACCGGCAACCACCCGTTCTGGGTCAAGGGCACCGGCTGGACCCGCGCCGACCTGCTTGAGGACGGCGCGGAACTGGAACTGCAGGACGGTCGCCAGGCCTTCGTGCTGGAGGTGGCGCAGGTCTACAAGACCAACCGCCCGAACGTGGGCTGGGAGCCGGAGTACTCGCACAGCGTGGTCGGCTTCGAGGCCGACTACAGCAAGGGCTGGGACTGAACAGTGCGATTGTCGCAGGATCAGGGGGAGTTGTTCAGACCATCCCTAGAGCTGCTACGTGCTGATCGGGCAGTCCTGTCACCGGCTCGCGAATCCCCGCGCCGGTCACTCCTATGAAGGAAGAGTCAGCCGTGGAGACGGACAGCCAGTTATCCAATCGATTTTCGCGCAGGATGCGTTGTGTCGTGATGCGCTGCGGGTAGGAGCGCATGAACATGTTGGTGAAGTGGCTGCCGTAGTGGATGCGTCCGTCTTCTGGCTCTGGACGTAGCGGCTCGATAACGGCTTTGAAGTTCGGCTCGTGGAAATATGCAAGCGCATAGCGTTCGCGTGTATTAAGTTTCACTTTGTGAGGTGTGGATAGCAGGTAGCCACCCGTGAGGAACTGCATGATGTCGCCAGGAAAAGCTGTCACCACGCGCGGCGTGGGCTGCACGAAGGTCCAAGGTTCCTCGTTTTCGTACATGCCTGCGGCACTTTCTTCGGAAAGCCAGTTACGGCGACGCACCTCGCCTTCCACAGGGGGACGAATATAAAGGCCACCGACATCGTCCTGTGCAGCGATCACAAGCATGCCGTAATCCGTGTGAGAGCTGATACCCCGGCTTTGGTTACCAAGTGTGGCGCGTGGGAAACGCAGTACCCGCATATGGTGCCAGCCATCACGGGTCAGTTGGTTGAGTCCGTCGATGTCGTCCAGCCTTCCTAGCGAATGCAAGCCCAGCGCGACGAGTCGCAGCAATTTCTCGCCGATGGCGCCGAGTTGGTCAGTGAACAGCGCCATGTCTCGCTGAAACCCTTTGTTTGGCCAAGGCACTGGGCCGTGACAGGGCCATTGCTGCTGCACGCGGGCATCGTCCGCGGGCAGATCCTTGCAGACGGTGTAAATCTCAGAATAGTCTGCTTTTCCTGCAGTGATTTCTTCGCCGGATGCAATGTAGCCTGCGTAGTTCAGATCGCTCAGGTGGCTGGATTTTTCGGAGTGCGGCAACGCGAAATAACCCTGACTGGCTTTAAAGGCGTTTTGTGTGATGGCATCTTGAGTGTCATCGAGAGCGATTTGAATGATACCGTCTCTGCGCCAAGCGTCTATTATGTCCAACCCCAAATCAATATTTGATTGGATAACATCGATGGTGGGAGGGATTTGAAATGTGATTATTTTATTCACGTAATTCTCCTCGTGCAT